TTAATGTTTTTTTTTCAAGCAGAAGACGGCAGACGAGATCGTGATGTGACTGGAGTTCAGACGTGTGCTCTTCCGATCTTGGTACAAGAAATGCTCCGGGTGGAATGGCTTTAGTTGGAGAAAGAGGTCCTGAGATGGTATCCCTCCCAAGTGGAGCAAGAGTAACTCCTGCTGCACAAACATCATCAATGATAGGGGCTATGCAAAGCGTTGAGGTTTATGGAATACTTAAAGGGCAGGATATTTATTTCTCAAATAAAAAGTATGGTCAAACTTATGGCCGAATAGCATAATGGCATATAATGTAAGATATATCTCTACAATAGATAGCATAAGAAATAGTGCTTTGTCTTATGAATTGATTATTTACAAGAAAGATTATAATGATTATCCTACATCAATAAAACTTGGAGCAAATCCAGTTATTCAAGAATGGCAAGATGATGAGCCATATAAAGCGATTAAAGGTTGTTCTTTAAAAGTAAATATTATTAATGATGGTGCTATTTCTTTATCTGATTTGTATTCAAATGATGATAAAGATTTTTTAGTTCAATTGACAAATGCTAATACAGGGCAAGTATTATTTCAAGGGTTTTTAGTTTATGAAGATTGCACTGAATTGCAAGTTGATTTTGCTCATCAAATAAATATAACAGCTACTGATGGACTTGGGCTTTTAAAGGATATTAAGTTCGATAAAGCTTATTACAATACAGCATTAACAACAACAAGTACATATAGTATTTCATTCAATAGTTTTGAAATAAATTACATACCAGTTTATTTTTTTCAAATAATGTTTGGACTAAATGATCCAATAGTTAATTTAGTACCAAATTCAAATTTAATTATTGCTGATACTGAAAGTTTTAATGGTACTTATCAAATATTGAGCTATGCTTACACATATACTGATGGGGAAATGGATGGGATAAATATTTATATTGCAGATCCATCTTTAACAAATGGATCTACGATTGGGACTGCTACAACAACTTCTATTGCCCCATTAACAGGATATTTTAGCCTTGGTAAAACTATTTCATATTGCTTATTAGCAACAGGCCTTACTTTACCTATAAATGTTTTTTCTCTACTTATTCCAAATAATTTTTATAGACTTATGGATGATACCTACATTGATGTAAGTACGTTTTTAAGTAATGGATTTTATGATGATTGTTATGTTGTTTTAGAAAAAATAATGTCAGGGTTTGGTACTTCTTTATTGCAAGCAAAAGGTTTTTGGAATATTATTAGAATACCTGAAATTTGGAAATATATTGATGTCGATGGGATAAATTGGAAAGGGAATACATATAGCGCAACAATGGATTTTCAAGATTATTATGAACAATATGAGCATTTTAATTCTCAGAATATTGGTATTGAATATGGTCTTACTAAGAGCATTTTGAGGCCATATAAATACGTTAAAAATACTTTTAAATATAATCAATCTGAAGAAGCTTTAGAAAATCAAAACCTATCAAATATTGGATCTTTTATTAACTCGTATAATGGTATAGGAGATTTTGATGGTAGGATAGATGAATATAAATGTCCATCTTGGCATATGTGGTCAGGGAACGATACTCATCCCGGCTATGAATATGTTAAAAGGATTTGTAAAGTATATGATATATCAAATAATTTACTTTTTAATTGCTTGTCAATTAATTTACCAAATTCTTTACCTGTATATAGTCCAGTTGATAGTACAAGATTTTTTGAATCAAATGATATTTATGTAAATCAAAACGATACAATAGAGTTTAGTTTTTCAATAGGTCCCACTTCATTTCCTGATCCTTTTGTTTACTATAATTTCAAAATAATTTTAACTGATGGAACAAATATTTATTCTTTAAAAGAAGATAAATTATGGTATAGCGGGGATGAAGAAAAATGGGTTGTCCCTCATACTTCTGAAACATTATTTCCTAATTTTGATAATATAACAATTCAAGGTCATCGCATTCCAATTAATGGTAAAATAAATTTATACTTATCATTATATAACGGAGGGCTTACTTTTTACAAAGATTTTAATTTTAAAATAATTCCATTTTCAAGCGCAGCAGGCGAAATAAGTGGAGAGTACCACTCATATACTCAGAAAATTTTAGAGGTAAACAATAAAAAAGAAAATGAGTTAGACATTGCTTCAGTAAAATTAAATACTGTATCAGGTAATTTGTATTTAGATAGTTACCATAACGAAAAAAGAGATACGATAGATCTTTTTACTTATTCAGACAGCGTTGGTTTTACTTGGCCATTATCAAAAACATTAGTATTTGAAGAATTATACTTGATGTATAAATCAAGATATAAATTAGATGGAAATTTCTTATCAATTTATAGTGGATCAGATACCAATCCAATATCTCCATTGGCTGTATTTATTTATCATAATATGGCCGAATTAAGGTTTGTAGTTGGATCTATGTCTCTTGATTATTATAATAACACTGCTAAGTTTACAGGGTATGGATTGGCTGATATTAATGATGATTTTGACACTTTATACCAAGAAAGTGATTATAAATTTGATTATATTTACAAAAACAATTAGTTATGGGTTTGGTAATTGGTAAAGACGTTGTTTTGACTATGCAATATGGCACTGATTGGCTTCCAATTGGCTGTGCAAGGTCTTGTACTTTCCAAATAAATAACGAGCTTATTGAGACATCAATTACTGGAAGCGGAAACTTCAGGACTTACATAGTCGGAGCTTCTACCTTTAGCGGATCAATAGAAGGACTTGTTTTTCTTGGTCCAGAAGTAGATTTTGATAGAATGGATATGGGAAGGCTTTATGAGGTGTGTACAGGCCCGATAAGTATGAAATTTTATGAGGAAGATGAGAATAATCAATATTTCTTGCAAAAGGAATGTTTGATTTATATTGAATCACTTAGTGAAACAGCAAGCTTTGACAATATTCCAACATTTTCAATAAATTTTAAAGGCTCAGGAACGCCAACAATTACTTATGACGCGGTATAATATTTTATTCTTTTTGTTATTCTTAGGCATTAATGCATTTTCGCAGCAATATACTCCAATGACTGCTGCCGGATATCAGATGAAGCGATTAAAAGTAGATTCTACTTTGCATATCCCTTCATTTTGCGGTACTCCAACGCTACGCAATTCTACTGATAAGAATGGCGCACTGGCACTTGATACTTGCAATAATAAAATGTACAAATGGACCAATGCTAATGGGTGGAGTGAGATAAGCGGCGGAAGTACAATAGATACTACAAGCCTTAGCAATAGAATAAATTTAAAACTCAACATCAGTGATAGTTCTGCTATGCTTAGCCCATATCTGCGCAAAATAGATACAGCTTCACTTAGTTCAAGAATAAATTTAAAGCTCAACATAAGCGATAGCTCAAATATGCTTAGTCCATACCTGCGCAAAATAGATACTACAAATAAATGGGTATCTTCAGTAACAAGCCTTAACGATTCTACAATAAGAGTAATCAAAGGAACAACCACTACAGATATAACAATTAGATCAAGTGCAACTGTTACTTCTGCAACGAGATTGGTAACATCAGTTTATAATAATAGTGGAAGCACAATAACAAAAGGAAGTGTTGTTTATATTAATGGAAGGCATTCATCAAACTTGCCAACAATTGCACTTGCACAAGCAAATACTGAAGCTAATTCTTATTCTACTTTTGCACTTGTTGAGAATGATATTACTACTTCAAATAGTGGAACAGTTATTCAGGCAGGACAAATAACAAATCTTAATTTACCTACTTCAACTTATAGTGATGGTCAAATAGTATATTTAAGTCCTACTGTTTCAGGTGGAATAACTACTACTAAGCCATTAGCACCATATCACATTGTAAAGATTGGAACAATAACAAGAGCACATCCTAATTTAGGAACTATTGAACTAAAAATTGAAAATGGATGGCAGCTTGATGAACTTTCTGATGTTCAGATTCCTTTAGTTCCTAATGATTCTACTTTATTACAATTCAGCATAATTGATTCTTTATGGCATTCAGTAAGTGTAAATAATGCAATTGGAACAAAATATATAAAACCATCAGATACGGCTTCAATGCTTAGCAATTACCAAAAATCAGCAACGGCAGTAAAGTATTCAGATACTACAAGTTTAATTGCTACAAAGACAAATTTATTAAGTGAAATAAACTATTCTGACACATCAACTTTAATTGCCACAAAGAGTAATGTAAAATTAAAAGAAAAAATTTCTGATACATCAGCGTTTCAACGTAAGAGTATTACGGCTTATTCGTTTATGGCAAATATACATAA